TTCATGATTTAATAAATTATCTATTGATGGATTAATAATATATTTTATATCTACTTTATTATTTTCTTCTAAAATTTTTTCTATTTCTTTTATTATTATCGATTCTTTAATTAAATGTATATTTGTTAAATAATTGTATATAGAACGGAGTTTATTTTTTGGTAATAATTTTAATATTGTTAATAAATATTTAATATTTTCATTATCAAAAATATTATTAAAATATTCTATATCATTTTCATTTAATGAAAAATCACCATTTAATGATATAATAAATTTATACAAAATATTTTTATAATTATAATTACCATTTTCAAAATCATCAGTATAGATATTCTCTCTAGTTTCATGATAAGTTTCTTTATTGTTGCTATTAATATATTTGTTTAAATAATTATATGCTTCTGATATTTCTTTAAATTTTTCTTCGGCATTTGGTTGATTATTTTTATCTGGATGATATCTTAAAGCTTTCATATAATATCTACTTTTCAATATTTTATAATCAAATTTTCCCTTAATTTCTAATATTTTTATTGCTTTTTTATAATTCATTTATTATTGATATTATATTTAATATATATTTCTCTAAATGATATATAGGTCTATAATTATTGTTATAGTATAAATAAAAATCAAAAGTTATTTTTAATATTTCTGATATTTTATTAAATTTTATAATATTGCTCTCTATTAATTTTTTAATAATATAATTAATACATAAATTAATATCAATATTGTAAATAAAAATATCATATATATTTTCTCTCAACGTCATAAATTCAATATTTGTATGATTAATAATAATATTGAAAATTTTATCTGAATAATCTTTGTAGCTAAAATCAATGTTTATATTATTTTTTATATCTTTTATATTACATATATCATTAATATTTAGATTATTTCCAATTTTTTTAATTAAACATTTATTATAATTATTTTTTATTGGTCTACGAATATTTAATATTTTACAATTATTAATAATATTATTGGGTATAAAACAGATATTTTCAGATATTAATATAAAACGAATTATACTGCTATTATTATAATGCTTTTGCATATAACTATAGAATATCTCCAATAATTCGCTATTAATAAGATGAAAATTTTTACATAATATAATTCCTTTTTTATTATTTTTAGATATGATTATTTCGATAATATGATTAAAAATTTCATGCCATAAAGTTTTTGAATTACACCCTAATAATTCCATATCAACTTCATAATGAATATCACTTATTTTGTAATAATAATTATTTTTGTTAAAAACAATCAAAATTTTTTTTTCATATTTCAAATTAAAATCACTATATTGATTTATTATTTTTAAACTTTGTGTATATTTACCAATTCCAGGAGGACCATAAATAATTATATTCGGTAATTCGCTTATAATTTCTATTTTGCTAAAATCTATTTTTTTATGTAAGTCATAATTATTATTACTAGTTATATATTCATCAAATAAAGTTTCATTAAATTTCATACTTATTTTAATTACAAAAATAATATTTAAGTTAATAAAATTAATAAAAAATTCATTTTATTATTTATTATAAATGGATTATAAAATAGATAGAAAAATAGAAGCTATTTTATATAAAGTAGATCTTGTAAAAGATAATTACCCAAATTTTTCAAATGTATGGAGAGAATATTTAATACAAAAAATAAATAATTTAAATAAGCAAATCGATAGATTAGATGGTTTATTAAATAATATAAATAATGTTGATAATGATATTCCTATTTTTTTATTATTTATGTTGATTAATAATTAATTTAAAAATTATAAAACAAAATTAATTATCATATGAATATTGCAATAACAGCAAAAGATTTAAGTATAGATGATGTTTTTTTTTTAGATCCTATTAAAAATATTATAATTAATAATTCAAAATTTATAAGAATTATATATTCAAATAATTTATTGACATTAAATGGTATATATTTAATTTGTAATATAGATAATAAAGATAATAATAACAATAAAGGTTTATTGTTGTATATTCAAAAATTAGAAGATAATATATTAAATAAATTTTCAAAGGAAAAAATAAAAAACTATAAAATACGAGACTATTTCAATAATATTTTTATTAATACTGATTACAGTAAATGTCAAGAAACTTATACAAAATATATATTAAAAATTTCTGGAATATGGGATGCGAGTAATAATATAGGCTTAACTTTTAAATTTTTAAAATTAGATACTATTTTATCCATCAGTTGAAAATAACATTAAGATAACAAACATATATGAAACAAAAATTAGATTAATTAATCCTATAATAGTTGAAACCATAGATAATCCTGTTGTATCCATTTTTGATATATTTGATATATTATTTAATAATATAAGTGTTTGGATAATAATAAATATAGTTACAATTGAATTATATGTATAATATTCTTTAGCAACTTTACCTTCTTTAATTGCTTTTTTATTTTTTAAATTTAATATTAGCAAAGCACAACAAATAACTATTAATACAAATATAGCAAATAATAAACTTACTATTTGGGAGGTAGAAATGGTCTTTTTAATTAAATCTATAAATGTTAATATAAACAAAAGTAAAAAACTACCAACAGTTATACTATAACCACTTATTATTCCTTCTACATTTGTATATAATGTAGAAGCGGAACTTGTTACAATACCAATAATTGCTAAACAAATAATAAATGTATTGATGTATTCTATTTTATAAAAGTCCATATATAATAATTTATTATTTTTTATTAGATATATTTATTAATATTATTATATATTATTAAATTAATAATGAGTTTTTTTCCTCCAACAAGTAATAATATTAATATATCTACAAGTAGTCATCCAATAATTGAAAGAGTTCAAAATTTTAATTTAGATAGAAAATTACTTTCTATTCATTCATCTGATCGCGATATTAAATCGTGGCCTTTCTCTCATGAATTCAGTATTAGATGTCCTCAACAATATATTAATATACAATCTATGAGAATAGTTGAAATAAATTTACCAGCAATGTATTTTAATTTTTCAACAGCAAAACAAAATACTAAATTTTATATACAATTAATAAGTGGTTCTCATCAAGGAAAATATTTAATAACTATACCTGATGGTTTTTATAACCCAACAACATTACAAAATTCACTAGAGTTTTTTATGAATAAAGCTATTAATGAAACTTACAATAATTTTAAAGTATTTTATAATGAAGTAACTCAGAAATTTTCATTTGGAAATGAATTAGATGCTTTTGATTTATTATTTGATGAAGAAATTACATATACATTAGATTGTTGTGTTAATGGTAGAAAACAACAAGTTGAACCTTGTGGAAGATTAACATCTGTATTTTATAATCCAGTGAAATGGGGGTTTCCATATTATATTGGTTATGATAGAAAAAAATATTCTTCTAATGCTGGAACAAAAAATTTATATATAGAATATGTAAAACCCGAATTTGTTTCTACAAATATTTGGCTAGCAAATACAAATGGAACTAATTATTATATAGTAGGGGAAAATGTATTTACTTTTTTACAATCGGAGACAATTTATTTAGAATTAGATAAATGGAATAATTATGACGAATTAGATATGGATAGTCAGAATCCAAATAATGATTTTAATAGTAATAGCACATATAATAATAAACAAAATGGTAGAGTAAATACCGCTTTTGCTAAAATACCTACTACAATATATCCACCCGGACAACAATTTGATTCACGTAATGGTTTATTACAAAATATGGCTTATTTTGACCCTGTTATAGAGAGAATTCAAGAATTTAAATTTAAATTTAGATATCACGATGGAACGCCAGTATGGTTTGGGGATATAGATTTTAATTTTACGATTGAAATTAATCAATTAAGAAACGAAATACCTAAAAAATTCAATGTTAATACACCTAGTTCTTTTAGATTGTAATTTAATTTAATAATAATCTATATAATAAAAATTATATTAAATAGATTTATATTTTTAATATAATGTCAAAAATAGCATTTATAACTGGAATAACAGGGCAAGATGGTTCATATTTAAGTGAATTATTATTAGATAAAAATTATGATGTTTGGGGTCTCATTAGAAGAGCATCAAATATTAATACAGAGAGACTTAATCATATTTTTGATAAATTATATCTCAGATATGGTGATTTGAGTGATGAAAATAGTTTAATAAATATTTTAAATGAAATTTATGATAATTATAGTGAAAATATAGAAGTTTTAGAAGTTTATAATTTAGCGGCTATGAGTCATGTTAAAGTTTCTTTTGATTTACCAGAATATACAGCTAATATTGATTCACTTGGAACACTTAGACTTTTAGAATCTCTCCGAAAATGTAAAATTAATATTTCTAAAATTAAATTTTATCAAGCATCCACATCTGAAATGTTTGGTAAGGTTCAAGAAGTTCCACAAACTGAAAATACACCTTTTTATCCACGCTCTCCATATGGTGTTGCTAAATTATATTCGCATTGGATAACTAAGAATTATAGAGAAGCATATAATATGTTTACATGTTCTGGAATATTATTTAACCATGAAAGTCCACGTAGAGGACATAATTTTGTAACTAGAAAAATAACCATTGCTCTTGGTAATATTTTATCGGGAAAACAAGATAAATTAGTTCTAGGCAATATTAATTCAATGAGAGATTGGGGACATGCAAAAGATTATATAAAAGGAATGTGGCTGATGCTTCAACAAGAAGAACCAGATGATTATGTTTTAGCTACTAACGAATATCATAGCGTTCGTGAATTTATTGAAAAATCATTTAAATTAAAAGGAATTACTATTGAATGGAAGGGAGAAGGATTAGATGAAATTGGTTATTGTAAAGATACAAAGAGAGAATATATATTTATATCAAGTAAATATTTTAGAAATTCAGAAGTAGATGAATTATTGGGTAGTTCACAGAAAGCATTTGAAAAATTAGGATGGAAACCGGAAATCACTTTTGATGAATTAGTAAAAGAAATGGTTGATTATGATTGTAAATAAAAACTAAGAAAAATAAAATTGATTTTTATTATTTATAAAATCTATTAGTAAATAATAAAACACTTTCATGGCGCTTCTTCTCTCGCGAGTGACTCTTCCTGAGCTAGCACAAAAAATATATACTATCGCTCTTCAAGAATATTTTGATGGGGTTATTGAATATAAATGTTTCAATATTCCATTGATTATTATGAAAAATGAGAGAGAATACAAGAACAATACAAAGATATATACCTTATATTCTATTTTGTCTGATGTAAGAAATGTAAGAAATAATTTAGAAAGTTTCAAATCAAATATTCTCTCCAAATATAAAAATTATAATATACACTTTCCATTAGAATTCAAAGAATTACTTAGTAAATGGATAAATTTTGTAAGAAATATAAAACATACAGAAAACAATTTTACATCGATGTCTCTAGATAGTTTATTATTTTCAATTGAAAATCTTATTAATAACAATTCGAATACTCAAATTATGAATGTAAGTAAATATTATACAAAAAAGCTATAATATAATATTTATAAAAAAATATTTATAATATTATTTATATTTTATATTTTATTTACTAAAATATGTATCATTTATCCATTTTTTTAATAAAGTAACAGAGCACGATTTGTAATCTTCTTTAAATCCATTTAATTTATAAAACTGGGGCTTTGTCATTTTCTCAGTTTTATAAAATATATAATCACCATATTTACCATTACGAATAGAGAGGTTTTTATCAATTACTCTTATACAATTTTTTCCACCGGTTCCTTCATTGTTTTCTATAAAATCAATTACTTCTTCTAATTCCATTAATTCAATATCTTTTTTCATTTCATTCAATGATTTTTTATTTGAACCCCATTCAGCATAAATACCGTATTTACCCTTTTTAATATAAAGCTCATCATTTTTATATTTACCTAATTTTTTATAATCAATTTCTATAATATCTTCTAGTTTATAATCTCCATTTTTTAACTTATCTATGTCAATATGTTTTTTAACAGATTTGAATGATATTTTCTCTCCATCTTTATATTTAATAGCAGGTCCATATTTCGCAATAACATAAGAATGATTATCATCAATTTGTATTTCTATATTACTTTTTATTGAAACATTTTCTTGTAAAACAGATTTTTTTGGAATAGAAGCATCAATGGTTTCAACACATGTTTTACATAATCCTTGATATTCTTTCTCTCCTTTAGATATTAAATCAAGTTCGTCTTCCATTTGTTTTGTATATTCATATTCGAAAAATGTATCAAATGTTTTTAATAAATATTCTAATACAAGAATTCCAATTTCTTGTATAACAAGTTTATTATTTTCATTACCAAATTCTCTTTCTTTTTCAATTTCTGTAATTTCATCATTTTCTAATTCAAAATCTGTGCATTTTATTTTTTTTCCTTTTATATTTTCTTTTTTTACATAACCTCTCTCTTGAATTTTATCAATAAGCGATGAGTATGTTGATGGGCGACCAATGCCTTTTTGCTCTAGTAATTGAACTAGCTTAGCTTCTGTATAATGCATTTTCAAATCTTTTATAGTAAGTTTATTAGTTATTTTTCTATAATTTAATTCACTATTTTGTTTTAAAGCCAATAAATATTTGTAAAAATTATTATCATCTTTATAGCCACCAACTATTTTCCATCCAATAAATACAAGTTCTTCTGTTGTATATTTATATTCATGCTTAAAAGGAGCTGTTATTTTTGAAGTTATACTATTAAATAAAGCATCAGCCATGCAACTTTCCATCGTTGTTCTCCAAATTAAATTATACATACGTTTTTCTTTAGATTCCATGTCATCGGGCAATTTATTACATTTAATATTTGTAGGTCTAATAGCTTCATGAGCTTCTTGAGCATTATTATTTTCTTCTTTCTTTTTTTTTCCTTTTTTTGTATTTTTTTCTACAGGTTTTTCACTCAATAAATCTATATGTTTATGAATATATTCTTCGCCATATTGTTCGCTAATATATGGTTTAATTTTCTCAATAAATTCTTTGCTATATATTTGACTATCAGTTCTCATATAAGTAATATATCCACCTTCATATAATTTTTGACAAATAGACATTGTTTCTTTTGGGCTTATATGTAATTCATTGCTAGCAGCTTGTTGTAAAGAACTAGTAGTAAAAGGCGTCGGTGATTTTTTCACACTTTCTTTTGGTTTACTACAAGTAAATATATGTTTGAATTCAGTTGTTTCTTCCAAAAATTCAATTACTTTATCTTCCTCTTCAAAATTATGATTTAATGTATAATCTAAATTATGGTCAGTAAAATATCCTGTAGTGTTATATACTTTTTTTCCTGGAGATTTATCTATTTCTTTTTGATTATCATAAACCAATCTAAGTGCCGGTGTTTGACATCTTCCAGCACTTAAACCCTTTTTTGTTCTTGAAATATTTTCCCATAGTAATGGTGATATTTTATATCCAACAAGTAAATCTAATATTTGTCTTCCTTGCTGGGCATTAACCATATTCATATTGAGGTTTAATGGATTTTTTACTGAATTTTTTAAAGCAGTTTCTGTTACTTCATGAAAAATTATTCTTTTTGTATTTTCAATTGATAAATCAAATAATTTACATATATGCCAAGCAATTCCCTCACCTTCCCGATCATCATCAGTAGCTAGTAATACATCGTTACTATTAGTAATCATTTGTCTAATACGTTGAATTTGCTGTAGCTTTGAATCCATAGGTGTAAAAGTTGGAATAAACGTATCTAAGTTTATACTTTTCAAACCATTTAATTCTTGAATATGTCCATAGCTAGCAATACATTTATATCCAGGTCCTAAATATTTCTCTATTTTTTGACATTTAGCAGGCGATTCAACAATAACTAATGTGTAAGTCATAATTTATAAATAATTAAATATTTATAAATTATTTCAATTATTATTTTAAATATTTTTTATTTTAAGAATACAACTAATAATCCAAGACCCCAAAAAATAGCCATTGAAATTCCTACAGATTTATATTTATCCATTTTTCCATATTTTAATAAAGCCCAATTTGAAAATGTAGCTGCTAATAAAACAAAGGTCATAATTAATAAATTATAAGCATAAGCTTCAACTCTTTTATCATCAATAAATATTGAACTAGGCATACCAATTGGCATGGCAGCGATTAAACCAGCGATTGCTTTATTTGATACATTATTTCCGGCAAAACCAATACCAGCAACAGTTAAACCACCTATTAAAAATTGACCAGGAGCACTATTTATGAAAGCATGAAGAGCAGACATTTATATTATAGTTAATTATTTTTTTTATTTTTTCCATTTATATCACAAAAAGTTATACCAAATATTGACGGATCTGCTTTAGCGAGTTGTGGAATATATGATGCTAATTTTCCACCTTTATTAGATTTTACCTTTTTATATATATCTTCTAATATATATTGATAATCCATTATAATATATTAAAATATATTATTTATTTTTATTGAAGATTATTTTTTTCTTTATATTCTTTCCATGAAATTTTAACAGGTTTGATAGGTTTATCATCTTTTTTATTTTTGTTATCTTTTTTATCTGTTTTTTCAGCTTTTTTAAGAGCACTATCAATATATATTTCTTTTAATATAGTTCCAACCATATATGAACCTTCATGTTGATCTATTTTACCATCTTCTATCTGTTTTAAAACATTTAAAAATTTATTTAACATTTGTATATCTATTTCATCTTTTTTTACTTTGTTAAATATTTCAGTATAATTATTAAAAAGAAAATTACAACGGTTTACGCACATATCATCAAATTGTTGCGGGTTAGTTTTTGATAATCTAGGATATTTTTGTTTTAAATTAACTAATTCTTGAACCTCTGAGTGAATTATAGAACTATGTCTTACTTCTCTAATAGCATTTGTTGTATCATCGGTATTATTTGCTTTAATCATTTCTTGTAAGTGTAATCGTTGAGTATCGTTCAACATATGTTATATTTATTTTTATTTTTTTATTATTTTTATTTGTAAATATATATAATGTCTAATAAATCTAATCAACCAAGTCCTTTTCCTTTTCCAATGAAAAATAACGGAGGTAATAATCAACAACATAGCTTTAATTGGTTTATGGAACAAGAGAAAAATTCTACTCACGGTGGTAATAAACCTCAGCAAGTTAGTGTTGTTCAATTTCCTCATCATGGACCACCATCCGGTATTACAGGAACCGATATATCAAAAGGTCTTACAGATAAATTTCTTAATGCTAAAAATGATGCTAAGAATGATGGATTTGTAAAAGAAACAACAACTGGTGGAAAAAAATCTACAAAATCTAGAAGAATGAAAAAATCTAGAAAAATGAAAAAATCTAGAAAAATGAGAAAATCTAGAAAAATGAGAAAATCTAGAAAAATCAAAAAATCTAAAAAAATGAAAAAATCTAGAAAAATGAAAAAATCCAGAAGAAATAAAAAAGGAGGCTATTGGCAAACATATAGACTTCCTGGTGATCCTCCAACAAAAGTTAGATTTAGATGGATAGATGAATACGATACTCCAACTGAAGATGACGAATAAATACTTATATTCCAATAATTATTATAATTATTATCTATAATAATTATAGTATTATAATTTATTATGGATGCTTATGATTTAATTTCTGCTATTATAATTATTTTAGTATTTACTGGATTATATTTTGCTTCTGTTTTAGGAATCGGTTTAAAACAGATAGAAAACGATTGGCCAAAATATAGATGTAATCCAAGTGTTATGCCGTTTGCTGGTCTTTTTAATCATGATGTTATGCAAAATTTTAGTTTTTGTATTCAAAATATGCAAATTAGTTCAATGGGAACTTTTTTAGAACCAATTCATTATGCTTTATCATTTGGCGGTGAATTAACTGGTATAATTAGCGAAGCGGTAAATGCCGTTAGAGCATTTTTTAATAATATAAGAAACTGGATTACAACAATAGTAAAAAGTATTTTTGGTGTTTTTTTAAATATGTTAATAGAAATACAAAAATTGACTCTTAATATAGAAGACTTATTTAGAAAAACATTAGGTGTTTTAGCATCATTTTTATATATTTTATCTGGTGCTGTATTAACAGGAAAATCTGTTTGGGCAGGACCTCCTGGTCAAATTGTTCGGGCGATTTAATATAATAAACAATTTATAATTATATAATATATGGATATAATATCAAAATTTAATCATTTATATAGTAAAGAAGGGTTTTTTCAAAAATATGGTGTAGAATTAATTATATCTAGTTTAATAATATTTGTTTTTTTTATAGCTACAAGCTATTTTTATACTTTATCACATATAAGAAGTTTAAGAAAAGATTGGCCACAAAATAAATGTAACCCAATTTATATACCATTTGCTGGGTTAATTATTGACGATCCAAATAAATCTAAGCTAGAGACAACATCTGAAAATTTTAATTTTTGTGTAAATAATATTTTATCATCAATAATTTCTACAATTTTAGAACCGATTTATTATTTTGTAAAATTATTAATAGAAGCATGGAAAGAAATAATAACTGCTATACAAAATATTAGAGCAATGTTCAATAAGATGCGTAATTCAGCAAATAATGTTACTAAAGATGTAATGAATCGTAGTTTGAATATTACTACTCCTATTATTCAAAATACAATTATAGCACGTGATACATTAAATAAAACAAATGGAGTAATGGCAGCTGGATTATTTCAAGTATTTGGCACATATTTAACTTTAAAATCTTTAATAGCAACAATAATAGAATTAGTAATTATATTAGTTTTGATAGTTTTAGCTATTGCTACTTTAGCATTATACGCAGCAGCATTTTTTACTTTTGGAGCAACATTACCTGCCGCAATTGCCGGAACAATATTTTTTATATCATTATCTGTTCCATTAGCAATTGTAATAGCTCAAATAGGACAAAAATTACATGTAAGTCCAAGTCAAATGATTCCAAAAGTTCCTGGAGGATAAATACAATTATATTAATGATTTATATATATTTTTATCTTTTAAATATGTATAAAGTATGGAATTAAATATTTTAGGATTAAAAATAAGATTAGAAGTAATTTTACTTACTATTATACTAGTTTGGCTAATTGGCGGATATACTATTTGCTCATGTAGCAAAGTTTCATCTGTAAAAGAAGGGTTCCAAGCTTTAGGTGCTGAAATCGGTTGGAGAACAGGCAAAGGTGTTCCTGGAGATACTTGGGATATGCCTTCAAAAGGAAGTACTAAGGATTTATTTCAATCTTTAGATGGTATACAAGCTGGTCAAGTTCCTTTACCAGATGATCAAATGTTTTTATTTTATGCAAATAAATTTGATCCAAAATGCTGCTTTAAACCTCAACAATATTCTTCATCAACCGGCTGTGCTTGTATTTCAAGAGACCAAATGGAATTTTTAAACCAAAGAGGTGGAAATAGAACACATCCAACTACTTTTTAACTATATAATAAATTGTAAATAATCACATAAAAATAAATTAATAATGTTGATATAGTATAGAACATTATTAATGATATACAAAAATATATTAGTATTTATTTTATTTAATTTATTTAGTTTATTTACTTCAATGAATATAAAAATGTCTATGAATAATAATAATAATTATTATAATTTACCAATTAGAATATTAGAAAATGGAGATAATAATAATTTAATATTATTAAATAATGAAATAACAGCAGAATGGTGTAAAAATTGGATTCATGAAATGACTTTATATAAAAAAGAAGATGATGAAGATTATCCTCAATTTATGTATAGCGACATTATGAGTATGAGAATATATTGTGAAACTAATAAGGCCGATAATTATTTTTATGTTGGTTATATTCCAACAAATGTTAATACCGTTAATGGTCCTACCTATATAGGTGCTTTCCAATTAATTCAAGGAAAAAGAATTTTTAATATTGAAAAAATTATTCAAAATCCAGGCAATAAATTTTCAGATACATCTGTTATAGATTTTAGAAATGATTTATGTGAGTTAGGAAAATTAACAAATTGTATAATGAATATAAAACCATTAAAAAATTTTTCAGATAATAGATACTGGTTAGATTTTAATTTATTTTAATATCTTGTAACTAAAATTATTATAGAATAAAATTATAATAGAATAATATAATATTTATATTTATTATGATGGATACAAATAATAAATGTAAATGTGGATTAAATAAATTTATTAATAAAGAATTTTGTTGTATTAATTGTGAAATAAATAATACACATAATTATTTATGTACAAAATATATTATCAATAAAAAAGATAAAAAAATTTTTTATAAACAAAATATTAGAAATACAAATCCTTACAATAATAATAATGAAATAAAAACTGTATTTGGTAAGGAAGAATATTTATTTTTAATTAATGATACTTCAAAATCATTAGAAAATCATTGTAAAAAATTTACATTATTTAATATAAATAGTATTAATGTATATGATAAATATATAAAATCTAGAAAAATATTATTTTTTATGTTTCCCGATAAAGAAATAATATGTAAACATTATTTACCAGATAAATATAAAATAATAAATAGAAATAAAATGAATTATTATAAGTTAAATTTTTTAGATTTATTTTATGATAGCACTAAATTGTTTGATGTTAATGATTATGAAAAAACGGATACACATATTAATTTAAAAGGAATGTTAAAATTTTATAATGAGACATGTAAAATAATATCTAAAAAATTAAATATTAATATAACAACTAGAGATTTTGATATTAAAATAAAAGAAGTAATCGGTAATGGAGATTTGATACAAGGAGTAAATATAGGAACTAATATAGCAAAAAAAACTAAAGAAAATTTTTATTATATAGATGAAGATATTAGTATAATTAATACTATTCACGGTAAAAAAAAAATATATGATAAAAATAATAATATAAAATTACTAGATAAAGATTTAAAAAATATTAGCGATAATTATGATAAAAAATCATTATATTGGAATGATATAAAACATTTAATTATTTATAGTAAAAATGAAAATATTAATAATAACATGAAGGTAGTCATATTTTATGACTCATTTTTAGCATCTACTATAAATCTTTATACTGAATTATTTAAAGAAATTTATATGATGAAAAGTATTTTTAATGTAAAATTTATAGAATATATAAACCCGGATTTTGTATTGGAATTTAGAATTGAAAGATTTTTATTATAATATAATTAATTATATAGATTATTTAAATATATAATTGATAATGTTTATAATATGACTTATAATCCAAATAATATAAATTTATTTAATTTAAATTTATCAGATGAAGATTGTATTATTTGTAAAGAATGTTTGAGCAATGAAGATATATATAAGCTTCCCGAGTGTTGTCATATTTATCATACTAATTGTATAGTTACTTGGTTTAGAAATGGTAACAATAATTGTCCTCATTGTGGAAATAGAGGAGTTAATAATTATGAAAAACAACATTATTATCGAAGAAACTATAAGAATAATCCTATTTATAATGATTTGAAAAAATATGCATATTCAAAAAATAAATTGAATAGTAACGAAGAAGAAATTAGAGAAAAATTAAAAAAGTATTTTGAAAAAATAAAAAATATGGAAGACAATATTAAAAATATTAAAGAAGAATATACAGAATATAAAAAATCATTAAAAAATATACAAGTAGATTTTTATAATTGTAGAAAAAAATTAAATAATTATAGGTCACGAATCTATACAACTGAACGAAATATCGCTAATAATATTAAAAAAATGTTACATCATAACTATATTGTTCCTTTAATTATACCATTGAAGGTTCAAGTAGATTAATATTTTATTTATTTAATAACCATCAAAACATTTATTACAATAACAAACTTTTTTAAAACCATCTTCGCCTACATCATAAATATCTTCTATATAATTATGATTACAATGTTTTTTTAAGTAACCTTCAACTTGCTTTGAAAGATAGTTAGATGTAGAATTAAATGTTGACGGTGAATCTATATTCAATGAACTCTCTAAATCTTGTTTCAGTTTTTGTAATTCAAAATTTTTTGGCATTATTTTAATTTTTTGTAATTCTGATAAATTGTTTGAAACTTCTCTAAGTAAAAATTTTAATTTAACAATTTCTTCCAAATATTCTTCAGAATATTTATTATGTGAATCTTTAATTTGTGATTCTTCAATAATTGTTTGCTCAATACTATACTTTTGATCCATTATATTAATATATTTCTTTTATTTTGTATTTTATTACAAAACTTATCAATTTTAATTAATATAAAATATAAAATAAAAATAAAAATAAAAATAAAAATTAATTCCATAATGATTAAAAATAAAATACACTGTCAAAATTTAGCTTATTGTAGATATTTACATATATGGTCTATATTATATTTTTTAAATATTATAAAATCTAGTCCATTAATTTCATTACTAATTGTTTCTTTTTTTCATCTTTTCTCTCTTGAATTTAATTCTAAAAGAATAGGAATACTAATTACCGATTATATATTAATTACTATAATTTATAATAGAGATAAAAAACTATATATAGGAATTAATATAATAGTATTTTTAATATACATGAAAATATTATTTCTAATTAATATTAATCCAATAAAATTATATACAAAATATTTAAAAAATGATGATAAAAAATTTAAAGATGAAAATTATTTTTCATATTTAAAACGCGTTTGGTTTTATTTATAGTTAACAATAACAATAAAATTACTTATGTAATTAGATAATTATATAATTTTATAATTACATATACATTACTTTCCATTTTTCATCAGAAGAATTATTATTTTTAATAAGTTCTTTTACTAATTTTTCACTCACTATAAGTGGGAATTCTATCTTAATAGATAAAACTTCTTCGAATAAATTCTCACCAGGTTTCATTAATCTAAATAAATTTATTTTTGTAAATATAATTTCTAAGCATCTTTTTAAATTTCTAACACCATCCTCTGTATCAGTATAATTTTCAATAATATATTTAATTACATCGTCGTTTATAATAATATCTTCTTTATTGAAATTAATTTGTTTATAAATTTTTGGTAGCAAATATTTTTTAGCAATAACTATTTTATCTTTTGTTTCATAACCTTTAATTGATATTTTATACATTCTATCTAATAAAATTGGGTTAATTTTACTTTCATCGTTGTAACTAAAAATGAATAGTGATTTACTTAAATCTAATTCTATTTCCGAAAAATATTTATCATGAAAATTAGAATTTTGTGTAGTATCAGTTAAATGTGTTAATATACCTGTAATTTCTTCACCCTTTGGTGTTTCACTTACTTTATCTAATTCGTCAAAGAATATAATAGGATTTGATGTTTTACTTTGAATTAATATATCTACAATTTTCCCCCACGTGCTACCTTCATATGTAATACTATGACCTTCTAGATAACTACTATCTGTTGCTCCACCTAATGCTAATAGATTGAATGGTCTATTTAATATTTTACTAATACCTTCTTTTACTAATGTAGTTTTACCAGTTCCCATTGGTCCTTTAATAGCTATAGCAGTTCCTATAGCATCTGGATTAACAACCCATTGTCCAATAAGTTGCATTATTTGTAATTTAGCATCATTCATACCATAAACAACATCATCTAAACTTGCTTTACAATTAGACATATATTCATGGCATTTATCAAGACCGTCATTCATAGTAATGGGTAAAATACTATATTTATTAAATGGTATACTGATAAAAGTATCTAACCAAGTTTTAATTTTATAATATTCCCCGTTACCAGAATCCATAGAAGATAAAATATTGAATTTTTTTAAAGCAATTTCCTTATATTTTTTTGGTATTTCTAATTGTAATAATTTAAATAAATAGGGTTTTTCAATATTATCATCACTATTAATCTCTTTTATTGTTTCAATTAAAATTTTTTGTTCTTGAACAGTTAATGATTTTTTGAAATATTTGAAAGAGTCCACTGGCGTTTTGTATTTGACTATTTTTTTAAATTCATTTAAATTTTTTTCTCTTTCTTTTCCTTCTGCTAATTTATTTAACTTTTTTTCTTCACATTTACTATTTTTTAATAGTTGTTTTGCTAACTTATTTTTTTTATCTTTAGCCAATAGTTCATTTGCTAAATTTTTAAATTTATATAATGTTTCTTTTGTATTTACAATTTTTTTATTTTTTAAATCATCTTCATCGTGGCTAATATTTTCACTGTCATATTCACTATCATATTCACTTTCATCATTATCTTCCACATCACTATCTTCTTCGCTTTCTTCTTCACTCTCTCTATTATCTTGATATTTTTCAATATTAGTTTTACTACCATCAATATCAATTATTTCTAATACAAGATTATTGTTATTTCTATTCTTTTTCATATTTTTTACTTTATTTGTCATATAAGTTGAAGGATATAACTCTGATAATAATTCAGTAAATTTTTCATTATTAAATTTTTGTTTTTTATTTTTACTTTTATATTTATTTACAATATCATCATCGCTACTACATTCCGTATAATTATCACTATCACCACTTACTTCATCATCACTAGAAGAATCTTTATTTGGTAACCATTCATCATCTTCTTCAGAATCGCTATTATCACTTTCATAAATATAATTTTTATTTTTGTTATTTTTATGCCTTGTATTATATTTGTGAATCTTTAATTTTCGTTTTTTTTCAATTACCATACTTCTTATATGTATAATGTAATTTTATTTTTATATATTCAATTTTAAATTAAAATATAAAATTGATGAAATAAAACAATCTAAATATTATTTTATTAATATAAGGAGATGTCTAAAATTGAGAATAATAAAAAAGAAAATCCATCAAAAATTATCGGTATTCAATTTAGTATTTTATCACCAGAAGAAATTAGAAAAGGATCTGTCGCAGAAATAACTAGTCGAGATACATATATCAATAATAAACCTGTTATTGGAGGCTTATTTGATCCACGCATGGGAGTATTAGAACCAGGATTAATTTGTCCAACTGATGGTTTAGATTATATGCAAACACCTGGATATTTCGGTCATATTAATTTATCAAGACCCGTATTTTATATTCAATATTTAAATACAATTATAAAGATTTTACGTTGTACTTGTATTAAATGTAGCAAATGTTTGATTAATAAAGAAAAATATAAATATTTTATGAAAATGTCACCAGATGAAAGATGGCATCAAATATTCTCTATTGCTAGCAAAATTAAACGTTGTGGCGAAGATACTGAAGATGGGTGCAATTCAAAACAACCTAATAAAATTAAGAAAGAAGGATTAGCAACTATTATTGCTGAATGGGTAGATAATGATGCTACGGATGATGAAAATGGCAGAATTACACTAAAATTAACACCAGAAAGAGTTATTAAAAATTTCAAAAGAATTAGTGATGAAGATGTAAATTTTATGGGATTTAGTCCAATTTGGTCTAGACCAGATTGGATGATTTGTCAAGTTTTAGCTGTTCCACCTCCAGCTGTAAGACCTTCAGTAAAACATGATTCGCAGCAACGTAGCGAAGATGATATAAGTCATATTATAGTAAATATTATTAAAGCAAATAATACTTTAGCTGATAAAATTACACAAAATGCCAATTCAAATGTTATTGATGATTGGGAAACAGTATTACAATATTATGTAGCAACTTTAGTTGATAACAAGATCCCTGGAGTTGCTTCTGTTGCTCAAAGATCAGGAAGACCTTTAAAATCTATTAAAGAAAGATTAAATGGAAAAGCAGGTCGTGTAAGAGGAAATCTTATGGGAAAACGGGTAGATTTCAGCGCCCGTTCTGTAATTACACCAGACCCTCAACTCTCTATTAGAGAATTGGGTGTTCCTCTAAAAGTAGCAAAAAATTTAACAAAACCAATTATTGTTAATAACAAAAATATGAACTTTTTATTGAAATTAGTTAGAAATGGCCCTGATATTTATCCGGGTGCTAAAATTTTAGAGAAAAAGAATGGTGAATCTATTTCATTAAAATATGTTGATAGAGAATCAATAAAACTTCAAATTGGAGATAAAGTTCATCGCCATATGATGAATGGTGATGCTATTTTATTTAACAGACAACCTACTTTACATAAAATGTCTATGATGTGTCATATTGTTAAGATTATGCCTCAAGGTGATACATTTAGAATGAATGTTGGCGATACTAAACCTTATAATGCTGATTTTGATGGTGATGAAATGAACTTACATATGCCTCAAGATGAACAATCTGAAATGGAATTAAAAATGTTAGCTGCTGTTCCATATCAAATTATTAGTCCGGCAAATAATAAGTCGATTGTTGGTATTTTCCAAGATTCTATGCTTGGCAGTTACTTATTTAGTCAAGAAAATATTAATTTTGATAAGAGAAAAGCAATGAACTTAATTGTTGGTCTTAAAAATATTGATACTAGTATTTTTAACAATGAAACAATTACCAATTATAATTTACTTTCACAAATTATTCCACCAATCAGTATGAAATATAAACTTAAAAATTTTGATGATAGTGAAGACTACAAAACTTCTAATCATGTTGTTGAAATTTATAATGGAAATTACATTCGAGGTGAACTACAAAAAGGAGTTCTTGGCGATGGCTCTAAAGGTCTAATTCAAAGAATTTGTAATGATTATGGTAATATGGCTTCTAGTGATTTTATTGATAACCTTCAATCTATTGTAACAGAATATATGAAAACACATGCTTATAGTGTTGGTATTAGTGATTTAATTGCAAATTATGAAACAAATAAAGCAATTAGCGATGTTATTGCTGAGAAAAAACGCGATGTAGATAATCTAATTGATCAAACTCATTTAGGTATTTTTGAAAACAAAACCGGTAAATTAACAGTTAATGAGTTTGAAACGCAAGTCAATAATGTTTTAAATAAAGCATCTCTTGAAGCTGGAAAAATTGGTAGAAAGAGTTTAAGTAAGAATAATCGTTTTGTTATTATGGTCAATGCTGGTTCTAAAGGTAGTGACTTAAATATTTCACAAATGATTTCTTGTTTAGGACAGCAAAACGTCGATGGTAAACGTATTCCATATGGATTTGAAAATAGAACATTACCTCATTTCAATAAATATGATGATTCACCGCAAGCTCGTGGATTTGTAGAAAGCTCATTCATTGGTGGATTAAGCCCAAGTGAATTATTCTTTCATGCTATGGGTGGTCGCGTTGGTCTAATTGATACTGCTGTAAAAACTAGTCAAACTGGATATATCCAAAGACGTTTAATTAAAGGTCTTGAGGATTTAAAAGTTTCCTATGATATGACTGTGAGAAATAATAAAAATAAGATTATTCAATTTCATTATGGCGATGATAATTTTGATCCTGTAAAAGTAGAATTTCAAATGTTGCCAATTGTTAAAATGACAAAAGAAGATATATATAATCATTATCAATTACCAATGAGCGATAAAGATAAAAATATTATCAGTATATTATCTAAAGATGCTACTAATAAATTCAAGAGTGAATTAAATGAATTTAATAAAAAAAATAAAATTTATATTGAATTAATGATGAATGCTCAAAAAGATATTGTAGAAAAAATTTTCAAAAATCAAGATAATAAAACTATTCATATGCCAGTTGGATTCACATACATTATTAATAATATTATGGGACAACAAGTATTTGATGGAAACTCTTTAATTGATATTTCTCCACTTGAATGTTATAACATTATTGAAGAATACTTTGAAAAGTTAAATAAAATTTATTATGCAAAACCTAATCAGCTATTCAAAATATTATATTATTACTATTTATCACCAAAAGATTTACTATTTAATAAAAGATTCAATAAAAAATCATTAATTTATTTACTCGATACAATTTTACTATCTTATAAAAAATCAATTATTGCTCCCGGAGAAATGGTTGGTATGATTGCGGCACAAAGTATCGGTGAACCAACTACGCAAATGTCAGAGACGAAAAATGCTGTGAAAAAAATAATTATTGTATCGAAAATTGGCGTTGTCAGTCACAAAACTATTAAAATTGGCGAATTGTGCGATAACTTTATTGAAAAATATCCAGAATATACATTTCCAACTGGACATCCAAATAGTGTTGAAACATTATTGGATAAATTAGATGAACATTATTATATTGTTGGTGTTGATAAAAATGAAAGAACATCATGGAACCGTATTTCGCATTTTAGTAGACACCCAGTTAATGGCGATTTAATGACAATTAAGACAAAAAGTGGTAGAACTGTGACAACCACGTTAAGTCATAGTCATTTGTGTAGAAAAGAACATCAAGTTGAACCCATCAAAGCTTCTGAATTAACAATTGGAATGCGTATTCCAGTTTGTAAGCATATTGATAATAATTTTGTTGTTAATAGTGTAGAAATTGGAAATAATAAATATAATTTAGATAAAGAATTAGGTTGGTTTATTGGGGCATATTTAGCAGAGGGTAATTGTAGTGGTAATGAAATATGTATAACAAATATTCATAAACATTATATTAATAACACATTAGAAATAGCCAAATTATTTAATACAATAGGATATTTAGATACTACTCCCGGAGAATATGGTCCATCTACAAAAAGTAAATTTAAAAATAAAGAATTAGCTAGATTCTTATTAGAAAACTGTGGTAAAAATTCTTATGAAAAAAAAGTTCCCGAATTTATATTTACAGCTCCATTAGAATGTAAAGCCGCCGTTTTACAAGGATATATGGATGGTGATGGAAATATTAATTGTGATAAAAATCATCATGAATTTCGAGCTTGTTCTAGAAGTGAAAGATTAATCAAAGATTTATCTTTATTGTTCAATTATTTTGATATATTTACTACATTAATAGAAAATGTTAGACAAAATAAACCATTATATCACTTTGCTATTTCATCTAGCTATGCTCCTATTTACAAACAAAAAATTGGTTCAGTATTAAAACAAGATAAATTAGAAGAATTATGTAATTATGTAAATCGCTCTAATATTCATAGCTTATCAAATGATATTGATAAAATCGAAGGACTTGGTGAAATTATTGCTAATTGTGGTAAAGAATTAAAATTACCTGGACAAAGTCGGATTTATGGAAGATGGAAAAATAAAAAATCAATTGGAAGAAGAACATTAGAGAAATATATTAATATTTTCAAGCATGAAATTAGAGAGCAAAATATTTTACAAGATGAAATTAAATTATTAGAACAAGCAGCAAAATCTAATATCATTTGGGATGAAATTACTAATATTGAAATTTATACGCCTGATCAGAATGAATATGTATATGATTTCACAGTTCCAGGAAATCAAACATTTATGGAAGATAATGGTATTATAGTTCATAATACACTTAACACTTTCCATTTTGCTGGTGTAGCATCTAAATCAAATGTAACTCGTGGCGTTCCAAGAATTGAAGAAATTCTATCATTATCTGAAAATCCAAAGAACCCTTCATGCACAATTTTCCTTCCAAAAAATATTTATACTAATCAAAATGAAGCTAAAAAAATTCTTCATGAAATTGAACATACTAAACTTAGAGATATTGTAAAAGGTATTTCAATTTGTTTTGATCCAGATGATTCAACAACCAATATTAAAGAAGATAAAGAAACGTTAAAACAATATTATGAATTTGCTAATATGATTGAAGAATGTAATGGTATTAAACAAGTAGATGAAAAACAAAAATCTAAATGGATTATTCGCTTAGAAATGAATGATATGGAAATGCTTGAAAAGAATATTACAATGGAAGATGTAAATTTTGCTATTAAAAATGTTTATCAAACCGACGTTAATTGTATTTATAGTGATTTTAATTCAGATAAACTAATTTTTAGAATTAGAATTAATAGCATTATTCAAAATAAAAAGAAAATTTCTGTAGTCTCACTTGATCAATCTGATGAAATTTATTTATTAAAGAATTTTCAAGAACAGTTATTAGATAATGTAATTTTAAGAGGAATTAAAAACATTTCAAATGTATTAATTCGAAAAATCGTGGATTATTTAGAACCAACTGATAATGGTTATGAAAAGAAAGATATTTGGGTGTTAGATACAACCGGAACAAATCTATTAGAAATTTTAGCTTTAGATAATATTGATGTAAATAATAGCGTTACTAATGATATTCAAGAAATTTATAGAGTATTAGGTGAAGAAGCTGCTAGACAATCTATTTTCAATGAATTATCAGAAGTTATAGAGTTTGATAGCACATATATTAATTACCATCATTTAAGTGTATTATGTGATAGAATGACATGTAATGATAAATTAACATCTATTTTCCGTCACGGTATTAATAATGATAATATTGGCCCGATTGCCAAAGCTTCATTTGAAGAAACACCAGAAATGTTTTTAAAAGCGGCAAAACATGCTGAATTAGATAATATGAAGGGTGTATCTGCAAATGTTATGTGTGGTCAGGAAGGATTCTTTGGAACATCATCATTCCAAGTTATGTTAGATATTAATAAAATGTTAAATGAAGAAGAAGAAAATATTTGGAGTAAAAAAGATCCAAATGAAATAATTAGTAAAGAATTTGCTGATATTGCTGATCCTAATGATCCATGTAATATTACAAATATTGGTATTCAAACAAATATTAATAATATCAAAGCAGTTGATATGGGCGACGATAATGATTACGATCCATTTGCTTAAAAATAATAAAATAAATAAAAAATAGTTAACCTACTTCTAATTTAAATATTTTCAAATAATTTTTAAAATATTTAATAATTTTTATTTACATTTTTTTACAAAATTTTCTAACTAACTTCAACATTATGTTTTGAGTTCGCATATTCTTCAATTTGTTCTTTTAATTCAATATTTGAAACTAGCTGTTTACTAGGTAAAACAAGACCAGTAAGCGGTGATGTGCTATGTTGCGCAAACCATTTTAATATAGCAACTCTATCATATGTTTGACCATCAACAGTTTTAACTGGGTCATTCATAATAGATTGAGTTATGCAACAAATAAATTCTCTTGGGATGCTATCATCATCTAAATCTGCTAACATCTCAGAAATACTTTTTGGAACTACATTAATATTTTTGATTAATTCTTGAAGAACGCCTATGGTAACAATTTTTCTTCTGATAAGTCTACATTTATTATTTACATCATCATATTGATTTCCAAAACATGTATCATTATTGAAGTGAATTCTTCTAACCGAATCATCAAAAGGAATAGTAATATTGATATCATTTTCTTGTTCTTTGAAAGCTTTTTCAATAATTTTATTTTGTGGATATAAGTAAGGTGTCCACCAATTATCATTTAATACCATTAAATTGCCCTGTTTTTCTGGAACACCCCGACACCATTGCCATACAACAACACTATCATTTAAATCACTTGGATTTACCATGTTTAAATGTTCTGGTTCCCATTCTTTCAAATCTTCAATATTCAATAAAGTGGTTTCTATTACACAATTTTTATCTATTTTTTCATGAAATTTTATTTCTGAGTCAAATTCACTAGCGGCAATTCTCCATTCACTATGAACTTGTTTTGAATAAACATCAATATATTCATCTGTTGAATTAATATTAATTCTTTTAACACTTCTATATCCAGGTTGCTTAAATCCCGCTCTTCCCAACGACATTCCTGGTGTTGTTTGATAACATGAACCCGATGTATGAAAATGAATAGTAGAATTAAAGAAATCTTTTCCAAGCACTATTTGATTTGGAACATACATATCTCTTTCTTGAAATGCTTTTTCAATTCTTGTTGCTATTGGTCTTGGATAAAAATCAACTTTACGACGAAGTGGGTCAACAGAAAGCCAAACGCAATGATTTGTCATTATGATTTTGATTTAAAATTTATTTTAATTATAAATGTAAATCAATTTTTATTATTTTAATTTTATTTAAATATATTATTTCATATAATATTAGTATATTATATGGAAATTTTTAGTTATATTTTTTTAAAAATAAATAAATTAACAGCTAATATAGTTCTTGAAGATTTTTTAGATAATATAGATAGTTATAATAATAATACATTATTATTATACATATATAATTATGTAAGTGCTGTAATTTTTCATAAAAGACAAAATTATAATACTGAAACAGATTATAGACTTAATTATTTTGATTATTATATTTTAGAAAATAAAAATATTGATTTTGAAGATAAAATACATTTATTTCATTATTTTTCATTAACACAAAAATTTTATAATTCTTTGAATAAATTTAGTTTTTTATATAAAAGAAAGAATGCTAAAATTTTTGATATGAATTACGACTTATGTATGAATGATTTTGATACTTTAAAATCAAATATACTATTTTCTCTATTTTGTAAAAAAGATAAAACAATATATAAATTTAGAATATCTGATATAATAAATATTATAAATAATGCTTTAACATATGATCAAAATTTTATTTCAACTCCACAACAAATAAAAAATCCTTATACAAATATTCCTTTTAATAAGGGAGAATTATATTATATTTATTTTAAAATTAAAGAAAGTCCACTTTTAATGCCTTATTTATTTCACCAATTATTTATTGTTAATTTTGATTTAGAACAATATAGATTATATAATGAATGTTATATAAGAGAGAAAAGCATAAGTAATTTTATAAAATCAGATAATATAATTGAAAAACATAAATATATATTATCTATGATTGCTGATTATTTTATTTATGCTAATATTAGTATTGATTTTTTCTTTCCACCAAGTATTCTAGTAAATCATTTTAATAAACCATATTTGGAATTATATTTAAAATCAGTATATTCATTAAATCCAGATTTAAAATTTAATTCAAGTATAATATTAACTCAAAAATTAATTAGATTTCATAGATTAAATCCAAACTATGCTCAACCTTTTGTTACAAAAAAGAGAGATAGTGAAAATAATATACATTTAATATATAGGTATAATACTACTATTAACATAGAATCTAGTAATTTAATAGATAATTTATTACAAAATAATAATGAAAATCATGAAGAAAATGAAGAAGAATTAGAAGAACTTGAAGAAGATGAGGAACACTATGAAGATCAGGAACACTATCAAGAAGATCATGATGTAGAAGAAAATTATCAATATTTACCAATAATAGAATTTAATATACAAGAATTATATGGAAATACCATAAATAATTAAACTGGAACTCCTTTAACAAATTCATCTTTGTTTTCTTCTTGAGTTATTAATCTGTATTTATACATTGTTCGATTTTGACAACAAAAAATAGTTGAAAAACAAGTAATTGTAAAAATAATTAGTAAATAATTATTGAATAAACACTCAAATAACATATTCATTTTTTCATTATTAACTGAAACTACATTATTAAGAAAATTTTCTATAATTTTACTATCTAAGTTTTCTTCTAATAAAAAAATATAACTATTAAAATATTTATTTAATTTATATCACGGAATATTTAAAAACTTTCTTAATAGGAGGCTCTATAATAAGTTTTAGTAAATATGTATCTACTGTATTTCCTCCAGCATACTCAGGTTTAGTAGGTGCTTTTCCTGTATCTTTAATAACATCATTCTTTTTACTAAATGATAAAGTGAGAGAAAAGTTTTTCCAAGGTGCTATTTTATCTGATATATTAGTAACAACCGCTATAACATCTATATTATTAATTAGATATTATAACAAAACAATTCCTGTAAATTATATTACAATTTTTGCTTTAATATTATGGATAACATCAGGTGTAGCAATTATTAAATTTGGCTATAAACAGTAAATTAATGATGTAAAAATATTATTATTTTTTATTTTTTTTAATTTTTATTTTTATTTCTTGTTTTTCTTCTTGTTTATCAACCTCTTTATCTTGTTGTATTATTTTTAATTTTTTCTTTGTTTTCTTATATTTACTTATAAACGAATCTAATGTTATATATTCATTATTATTTATTTGTTTTTTAAATTCGTCGGATAACTCATCATATTTTATTTTATAATCATTATTACATTCTATCAATTTATATATTATTCTTTGTTCATCTTTAATTTTTGTTTTCTGTAATTTTACTATATAGAATATATCTATCATCTCAAAATCTAACTTATTTAATTTAAATATAACTTCTGAATTATATTGTATTTTTGTTGGTGATATTAATAAAATGGGTAATTCTAGTTTATTTGATAAAATCCATAAATCAAAATTTGTGATATAATATTCTTCTGATAATATTAGAATATCCAAACTAGCTGTTCCTAATTTAATTTTATTTATCATTTCACTTTTACCTTCACTATCTAAAATATCATAAATAATATTAATATTGTCATCATTTATTAGTTCATTATAAGTTTCTATTAAAATATTTTTTAATTTATTTATACTATTTATTTCATAAATAGATTTTGGATTTATTAAATTATAACTATTTATTATATTAATTAATATTTTAAAAGAGCAACTATTATTATCCATATCATAATATATTTCATTACAATCTTTCGGTAAAATATCTTTCCATTTATCTTGTATACTTCTTTCTATTTTTTTACAATATATTTTTTCTTTTTCTTCAATTGCTTCTTTAACACTCAATTTTGGTTTAATATTTAATTTTTTCTTTTCTTTTTTAATATCATCTTTTTTATCTTCATCTATAATTTCATTTGTATAATATTGTGTTTTTTGTGGATTTGTAGTATAATAAGAATTATAATTAATATATGGATTTGGATTCATTATTTCAATATTTTCAAAGTAATCTTGTGTTAATAATGATTGTAATAATATAATTTCATCATCATTTAAATCAAATTTTATTTCATTAAAAGAGAGAAACGTTTTAGATTCAAAAATAAATTCTTTAATTCTAATATATCTTATTAATTCATCTGATATCTTAGAAAAATATATTTTTTCATTATCATTCTTATTTATTAAATTAATTTTTGGTATTAATAATTTACATTTATTATTTTCTTCATCTGAACTACAAAACTTTTTCTCTCTACATTTATCATTTGAAATATTATAACAAGAAGATATTTTATCTATTTTTAAAAGTTCATCTTCTTTATAATCTGCAAATTGTATAGATTCTTTTGTTAATTCTCTTATCTTTGTATCTATGATTTTTAATTTTTCAAAATATAGCATTGTTTCCAAATTTAATATATTCTCTATCTCTTTTCTTATTGTTACATGTTTTTGTAAACCCAATAATATTCGAATTGTATTTCTAAAACTATTATAAAATGATGTTTCTAGTTCTATATTTTTAATATAATTTATTCTCTCTCTATCTCTTTCATTACTTATAGATGATTTTATATCAGCATTTAAATAATTATTTTCTTTAATACTTTCTAGATTATCATCAAAAGTATCTAACTCTGGTTCATTTAAAGCGATAAACTGGTTTGTTTCTGTTATTATTCCAATAATAAATTCATCTTCAAAAACTTTTAATAACGGTTTACAAGGAATATTTTTATTATTATCTTCATACACAAAATTTAAAAAATTTATAGTATCTTTAAAATTATCCCATATATTATCATCCATCCATGTATAATCATAATCTAATATAATACTAGACGGTAAACATGGTATAAATCCTTTTTTATTTTCTTTTTCAGCAATAACTCCAATTGTATTACTATTATAATTTATAATTTGTTTTTCTATAGTGTAATTATTACTTATTAATAATTTAACTAATTTTGATAATTTAATATTTTCTTTAAAAGTATATACATTTGGTAAAGAAGGATAAGTTCCACAATATTTATTAACTGTTTTATCTATATTTTCTAAAACATTTATGATATTTTTTGTTAGATTTTTATTTCTAGTATTAAATAATTTTGTTACAACAATAGATTTAATTTTATCTTCAACCGCGTATATTGGTTCATAATAATTACCATTTTTTATTAAAATAGCTGTATTTCTATTTATATCAAATAATTCAGATGAATAATGATTTGTTGGACATATTAAATTTATATTATTTGTTATATCATTTTCATTCATTTCTAATATTATTAAGTTTATTCCATCTTTGAATAAATTTTTATTTGGTAAACATATTAAATCCCACAAATATGTATAATCTATAATTATATTATCATTATTTAAATAATCTATAAAATTTTGATACGCAGATATTACTTGTATCAAATAATTTTTTTGATTTACATTATTTAAATCTACACTTTTATATATGTTAGTTTTTTTATATACATCATCTATTTTTATATTATAATTAATTTTTTTATCTTTGAAATTAGTAATTAAACCTCCGTTTTGTAAACTAATAAACAAATCTAAATTGAGAGAAGTTATTAATATATTTTTCATATCTTTTGTAGTCAAAGTTTTAACTTTTGGAACTATATAATCAATATATAAATCACTCAAACATGAAATAAATGATTGATTTTTATTAAATTCTACACCACGTCTTAAAAGACATAGATGATTTGGTTTAAGATTTGTATTAGTAATACTTATTTGACATTTTTTGTTATCTGTTTGTAAATATTTTTGTATTGCTATAGGTAAATATCCCCATCTATTTTTATCTAAAGGAAATTTATCACTTCCTTTAATATAATCATCTTGATCATCTACTTCTTTTTCTACAACTTTATTATTAATACATTGGTCTCTCCGTTCTTTTTGCGCTGGACTATCCCAAGACTTGAAACAACAAGGAACACATAAATCATCGGGATGACTTCCTTCTTTTAAAAATCCAGGATAATGTTTAACATAATTACCCTGATTATCAGTATGTTCTTTATTATCTGTAAATTCAAAAATAGAGCTATCTTTTGGAACCTTTTTACTTTTATCAGGTATTATATTTCCATATTTTCCTGATTTAACATCTTCTTCTGTCAAACTAGTGTCATATTTTAAACTCCAATATCTAGGACATATATACCAATATTGATTATCTTTTGAACTTCCATATTTTATTGCTTCATCATAAGAACCTGGATGATTTTTATCTATATTTGCTTTTTCTTCATCTGTTAATATTACAGGTTGACGTTTTACATTCCAAGGACATAAACGTGAATATGCTTTGAATTTTCCATCTATATCAGTTTGAAATAATTTTGGATCTCTTGTTTCCATACGTTTATAAAATGGATTTGGATTAGATAAACTCATACCAGTAACATCTTTTTCTAATTTTTTTCCTTCTAATTTTTGCTCTATTTTTTCTTCTTTATCATCTTTTTCAACAATTTTTATTTTCTTTTTTGTTTTCTTTTTCTTTTCTGACGATTCTTTAATCAATTTTTTATCAGAATCTGAATCTAAATCAGAACCGAATTCTATATCACTATTTACACCTCCTTCTTGTAATTCTTCATCATCTATTTCTATTTCTTCTTCTTCTATTTGTATTTCATCATCGCTATCATCTACATCAGAGCCCATCAATATATTTAATAAATCTTCTTTATCATCAGACACTTTTTCTGGAGAATCAAAAATCAACTCTTCTGCGATTTTAATTTCTAATTCTTTTTCAGGCGAAGGTGCAATTTCATCAATCTTAACTTCTTCTTTTAATTCTTTTTTGGAACACATTTTACTTATTTCTTCTAATTTAACTTCAGTTGTATCGGGAGACTGTGTTATACGTATTAATGAATCAATATAAATAGATAAAATATCAATATATCTAACATTATTTATATTATTTATTAATATTGTAATATTATTTTTGAATTGATCCTGTTTTATAGTAGTCAAAAATCCTGGATTATTTTTTAATTTTATTTTTTTCTTTTTACCTGTTTTTTCTATAACTTGTATTGAATTTAATACGTCTTTTAATAATTCAATTACATCTTTTTCATTTAAACCATAATTTTCTTTTATATTTTTAATTATAATCTCTTGTTCTACTTCATTTTGAATTAAATCAATAATTGTTGATTCAATAGCTGTCATCTCATTATAATTATTTACTCTTTTGAATCTCATTCTAATAATATCTTTCAAGTTTCCTTGTTCTACATTAAAAATAGAAGTAATACATGAAGTAAGTTTTGATAATATTATATTATTTTTTATAGGAAGATAATATTCATAATTTATATTTTCTATTTCAATATTATTATCATATAAGTTATCAAATATATTTAATTTATAACCAGATTCTTCAATAAATTCAGAAATTATTGTTATGATTTTATTAATATTATTTTTAATTAATGTTTCACAAGCATTTATATTATATGGATTGTCTAATTCTAATTCTACATTTATAGAAGCATCTTGATATATATGACAAATAAAATTTACTATGTTATTATCGTCATTATTAATATAAAACGCAATAGATTTTTGTGTAGCTATATTTTTTATAATTTTAAAAATAGTCCCCTTTGATAAATATGGAATTTTTTTTCCATTAGTAGCAATTTTATCACAATATAATTTATATATTTTTTCCATTCTCTTAGAAGGATTATATTTAATAAGTGGTATATTTTTATCACTATGTATTATTTTAAATATAACTTCTAAAGGTAAAAGGAAATTATATGAAGGAATTATATTAAAAGATATATATTTTATACCTTGTTTAATATATTCTATATTGGATTTTCTATTATTATATATCTTATGAAATAGTTCTACATTTTCTATATTTTTAATAAAATTTTTATCAATAAAATCCTTGCTCTTTTTTAATAAAAAAGGTTTATTATTTATTAACTCGGTTTTATTAAATATCTCATTATCATATAAATATGGGTAATACATTTTAATAATATTTTTTTCATCTATGCTATTATCAATAGCATAGTTTAATACATCTGTTGCCTCGCATAAATAAATAATATTACTTTTAATATTATTATTAGTCAGTAATACTTGTTTATTTGTTGTATTAACCAAATATTCCACATTTTTTTTAAATATATCTTCGACTTCTAATAAATTAAATGGATTAATAATGTAAGAAATATTTAAATTTTTATAAGTAAATTTTTGACCAAGTGGTTTATTTATTAAATCATATTTTTCCAAATTTAATGATAATATATCATCATATGAATATACTGATTTATCAGGCAATGTTTTAATATCAAAATTTGATATATTTAATAAATATTCAGTTAAAATATTTTTCGTTAATTGTAGTTTACCATTCTGAGTTAAGTTTTTATAAACATTTTCACTATTAAAACTTTCTTTTACATTACTAAATAAATATATTTCATCAATCGATGTAGTTTTTTCTATATTAATAAATTTTTTTTTTATTGTTTCTATAGTATCATCCGGATAAATATTATTATTTACATTTTCATATACAATACCATACTTTTTTATTATTTCTAATTCATAATTTTCAAATATAGTATCTATAGAACGTGTTGTATCATTATTAAAAATATAAATTTTTTCTACTGTATTATTTTTTAATTTATATATTTTATATATTGTAGACATAGTATATAAAATAAACACATAATATTTTATATAGTTATGAACTATAATATTATAGTTGCTATATGTAAAAATAATGGTATTGGTTATAATAATAAAATACCATGGTATATCAAAGAAGATTTAAAAATATTTTCAAAGTTAACAAGAGGCAATAATAATAATGCTATTATTATGGGCAGAAATACATTTGAAAGTTTACCAAATAATTTTTTACCTAAAAGAGATAATTTAATTTTATCATCTTCTATAATTATTGATGAAAAGAGAGAAGATAATATAATAAAAACATTTGATAATGTTGATGCTATTATTTATTATTGTAATAATAAAAAATACGAACAAGTATGGGTTATCGGTGGTCAATTAATTTATGAAACTTTCATTAAAAAAAATATTATTAATAATTTATTTATAACAAAAATAAATAATGAATATGTATGCGACAAATATTTCTATTATGATGAAAAACAATGGAAATTAGTATCTAGTGAAAAAATTAACAATAAAGAAAACTTAGATATTAATTTATTTATTTATGAAAAATAAGGATTATCATTTATTTCCATACCGCAATATTTTTTAGGATTTTTACTATAATCAACTGGTTTATATATATTTATTTTTTCAGCTTCTTCTAGTAAAAATTTAAAATTAGCCCAAAATTCAGGGGTATGTCCAACCGAATATGTTGCTACATGGGATAACTCGTGTATTGCTACAAATGTTAAAGTATTTAAATCAATTAATCTCCCTTTATTATTTTTTTCAGTATCTAAACAAAAAGCTATTTTTTCGCCTTTATTTTCACTATAAGCTGTAAATTCACTTGTTGGTAATGTTTCTGTTATTTTTTTTGGATTAAACCCTTCTGTTAAACGTTTAATTCTCTCTTCGCTATTAAAATTATTTTTACAATGTTCAACTAAAGATTTCATATTATGATTTACTTTTGCTAATTTATCTGCTGCCAATTCTAGTTTACTTCTCTCGCGAACACAATAAGTATTACCATCTACATTTGAAATTATACATTTTAAATGAAAAAGATCAGAATCTCTATATATGCGATATGATAATATAACTATTAAACAAATTAATATAAATCCTAATAAATCACTATTCATTATATATATTGATTATATAATGAATATTATAAAATATATTATTTTATAAATTTAAAATTATTGAGAACCACAGCCAATTTCTAATGGAACTCTCATTAGATCCGGTTCAATTGTAGAGTTCATCCAAGGACTTACTTTACTTGTGGGATTTGGTGGTTCTGATCTTAATTGTAAGTTAGAGTTTCTTAATGTGCTTCCAATAGTATCAATACCAGCATGATATCCTGCTCTTAATAAATTAACATTTTGTAAATCACCCGAACCATTTTGATTCATATTTCCAAATTCGTTATCTTGTCTTGGTAATAATTCAGATGGATTTGCTACTTCTTGACGATTACACGAAGAAGGAACTCCCGAAGTTACAGTTTGAATACCGTCCGCATTTGCTGGACCACTGTTCATTCCTACGGGATTCGCAGCCATTGGTGGTTTGCTAGAAGCTCCAGCGGCACCTTTATGCGCTTGATCAATTACACCAGGAGACATTTCACTCCATAAAGTTCTTGGTTTGCTTTCCCACGATTCTTCTGATGATCTCTCGGGTGTTGAATTATTAGTCATTGGTGAGAAGTTTGTTCCTTGTTTTCTCGAATACATTACAATAGCAACAAGAGCAACGATTAATCCAAGGACAAATAACATATTTTTTTGAAGGAATTTCATGAACTCGTTTAAAGTTTTCATATATATAAAATGAATGATAAAATAATTTTAAAAATACACATTTTTTCTAAATTTATAAATGATAATTATTCGATATCTTCTATCTCTTCATTTTCTCCGTAATTACTATTTTCATCTTCAGATAATATATCATCCAATAAATATTTATTTTTTATATTTTTTGCTTCTAAATATGCCTCCACCGCAGCTTGTCTCATTTTTTTTGCTCGTTCTCTTGCATTTTTATATATTTCCAAATAAACATCATTTGGTTTTTTTAAAGTAATTGGATTTTCATCATCATTTTCTAAAGTTATATCCTTTTCTAAAGATATGTCTAATTCTTTTAAAGAATTTTCATTTTCCAATTCAATATTATCAATATTGGCATCTACAATCTCTAATTCTCCTGTTTCTTCTAATTCACTGGAATTATTTAATTTATTTGATTCATCTTTATCTTCTATATTTTCTAATTTTTTTATTTCTTCTGTATTATCTGTTACTTTTAAATCTCTAACTATTTCTAAAGATTGATTATCTATATTTTTTTCTAAATCAACAACTTCTTCTAAAGTATTTTTATTATCAATTGATATATCTTGATATTCTTCTTTTATTTCTTCCTTCTCATCACTTGTCTCAATAATATCATTATTTTTACTTTTCTTATTTATAAGAAATCCAGTTTTGATTTCTTCAGGCATTTTTAATACCATAATTTGTGGAACATTTATTTCTATTTGAAAACTTTTTGATGAAAATTTTATACCTTCAATTGCTATAAGAGGAATTATTTCTAAATTTTCCTTAACATCATCAATATTCAGAATATTTTCATTTTCATCATAAATTAAACAATAATTTTTTCTTATAGTTTTATTATTTGGAATATAACATCTAATAACAATATATTTTCCTGATTTATAAGTCTTCATACAACTATTGAAATGTGATTCAATATCATCTAAATCCATTTCACTTTGAAACCAATTATCTTTTTTTTCAAAAATTAACTCTCTACATCTATTTTCAAAATTTTCAAACCATGTTATCAAGCTATTTTCATAAGAATTAAATATTAAATCAATAAAAAATTTTTTAGATGATGTTGTTTTACATATACCTTGTTTACTTCTACATTTAGGTAATTGTAAATATAAAGGTAATTTTTTTTCACCACAATTTAATTTAGTAAAAAAGCAACCTCCCTGAACTGGTGTAGGATTATCTAAATTAATTAATTCATAATCAAAAGTATCAGTAGGATCTATTATATTTTCCATTATTATTAATTTATTTATTAGAAAATTATATATTTCTAAAGACGCATAAATAATAAAAAAAATTTATTAAATAATGTAATGAAAGAGAATTTTTTAGAACAATGTTTATTTCTACTCAATAAAAAAGAAATTAAGGAACAAATTAAGGAAATATTAAATCCGTTTTTGCAAATAATTACTAAAACTTTGTTAAATGAAATTTATCCATATATTTACCTATCTTTAATTTTTGTAATTGTGAGTTTTATTTTACATTTAGGAATTTTTATTCTTTTATTTCGAAATAATAAACCCTCATTTTTTAAATAATATTTTTCTTACAATATTATATATGACTAATCGTATTGTTTTATCAGGTGGAGCTAAATGCCAAGCAGAAATGGTTGGTGGAAAACGTAGAAAATACCACAAAAAATCAATGAAAAGACGTGGTTCGCGTAAATCAAAAGCTATGAAAAAATCTCGTCGCCATTCAAGAAAAATGATGAAAAGAGGCGCCTCTCGTAAATCACGTCGCCATTTGAAAAAAATGATGAGAAAATCGCGCAAATCGCGCAAATCCCGCAAATCCCGCAAATCCCGCAAATCCCGCAAATCCCGCAAATCCCGCAAATCACGCAGAGGTGGTTCGCGTAAATCGCGTGGTGCCGGAATGGTTCAGAGAGCAGCCCTTCCTTTCGGTCTTTTAGCTTTACAAAAAATGATGCACCGCCGCAAAAGCCGCAAATCTCTTAAAAAATTTGGCAAAAGAGTTTTAAAAGCTCCTTACAGAACCGCTAAATTCTTATTATAAGTTATTTATCTCTTTTAAATAATATTTAAATCTTATTAAATATTATTTTTTAACAATATAATAAATGTCCATGGAAAATAATATTAAAAACTGGCTAGTTTTAGATAATAAAATAAAACAATTAAATCAACAAATAAGTGAACTAAGAGAGAAAAAGAATTCTTATAAGAATGATATATATGAACACTTTGAGAGAAATAATTTAAATCATGCTACTATTAAAATTGGCGATGATTATTTAAAATTTGTAGAAACTAAACAACAATCACCTATATCTTATAAGTTTTTAATACAAGCATTAAATAATTGTCTTACAGATGAAAATGATATTGAAAAAATTATGAATTATATTAAAAAAAATAGAGAAAATAAAATTATTAATGATATAAAAAGATTTAATAAATAAATTTCTATAATATATAAATGCCATATTTAGAGCAAAATTTATTATCACAAAAAGGTATTACTAGTCTAAGTGATAAATTTAAAGATTTAGCTATTCCATCCGCTTTAAATTTTAAAAATATATTATCTGGTGGAACAAAATATAAAAAAACTAATAGCTGCGATTCTAATTTAATTAGCGATGAATCTTTTGATAATTTATTAAAAATTGTAAATCCAAATGGATCTTTTTCACTAAAAAGTAAATCAAAAAAAGCTAAAAGAACTAAAAGCTTTAGAATTAAATCTAAAATAACTAGAAAAAAAATTTAATAAAAATTAAATTAATTAATAATTAATTTTTATTAGTGCATACTCCAATTATTACTATTAAAAGGAGCAACTACAATATTTGCTATTTTATTTTTCCAGTATTCAATGCGTTTTTGGAAATCTAATTCTTTTTGAGTTTTTGGAAATAGTGGTATATTTTTCATCATTTCACCTTCTTGTGCTGTTATTTTAGGTCTATATCCATAACAATTTACACCAAATCTAACTTTTGGATTTGCAATATAACCACCATTTATACCAGGTCTTCCACAATCATTTTCATGTCCTTCTATTTTTTGTAAACGCTCCCATCTTTCCATTTGTGTTGGAAATAATGCCATTTGATCTTCTGACCATCCGTAACTACACCAATCAGCACCATTTTGATAAGCATTTTCTATTTCTTTATAATTTGCTAATCTATTACCATAAGCTTTACATACTGCTCTAGCATCTTCAAACGTATATTTATTTCCTGGTATATGATATACTTGTTTTTCAAATTTTAATTCTGGAACAGTTGTAGTTCCAGTTATATCACCTTCTGTTTCTCTTTCTACTGTAATATCTATTTCTGGTTCTCCTGAAAATAAATTTTTAATACTTGTTATAATATTTACGTTTAAAAAGTAATTCATACCATTAATAATAATAATAACTAAGAATACTCCCCATAACAATATTTCTAAACTGGCTTTACTAGTAGAAGGAGCATTCATAGATTCAGTTCTATTTCCTAAAGATGCAAATAAAACAAAGTAAATTATTATTATAAAAACTAATAATGTTATTATTAAAGGGTTAGCCATATTTGTATTTAAAAAATTCATTGAAGGAACCCCCAAAATTGTATTCATATCAACATCCATATAATATTTATTTTTATTTTTTTTTTCTATAGAATAAACTATAAGCTTTATTACTTACTATATCTTTTTCATTTATTTCTTTAACATTTGTATCATTAAAGCAATACCATTTTCCATTAGCATTTTTTACATATGCAAAATAATGCCCGCCCATTGTCATTCCTGAATGATTACAAACTCCATATAAATCATACACAAAAGTTTCTTTGTTATATCCAATAACATATTTTTTTAATTCTAGATTTTCAATTGGATAATCTACCAAAGAATTTAATTTTCTATTATTGTTTGTAAATCGTTTTAAATCTATAATTAAGATATGTGGAAAATTCCAAAATAATGTTTTTTTATTAATATCTTCCTTCTCATTTGTTTTTTCATTAAACCACGCATTATCACCATTCATTAATTCATTTTCACAATATTTATCAAAACATTGATATATATTACATTCATTAGCAACAATAGGTAAACTTATAACAGAAAAAGGTTCTGGTTTACTGACTAATATTTCATTATTCACACTTATTATTTGTGTTACAGAAATACCATAAAATAAATGTAAAATTTCCGAATATTCTTTTTTATACATATTTATCATCATATTATAGCAATCTTGTGCTAATTTATCATTCTCATTTTTTATTTCACCATTTATTGACATATTTACTTCTCTCTGTAAACCTAAATGAAAACAATCTAACATAAATAAAATAAACTCGGGTAAATCATTTTGCATAAAACCAGTAAATAACATTCTATCCTTTTCTTTAGCAATTTTTTGTATTGTTTTTAAAAATCCCCATGGAGCAATAGCGCAATTTTCTTTCCATAACATTCTTCTTAAATTATTCCATTCTACTAACATCAAACCATCTTTTTTATTTACTCTATTTACAAATTCTTTAGAATCTAAAAAATCATTTAATTCATATGTATGTGATAATACTTGAATAAAAGAATTTACATAACATGTATTTCCTAAGTTACCCAGTCCACTAAGACCTTTATCTTTATATTTATCCATAAGTAATTATTTATTTATGGATTTATTTATTTAAACATTTTTTATTTTATAATAGTAAAATATGAATGATAATAATATAGAATCTTTTATTAACTTCACTGAAAATACCAATACTATTTTTTCGAATATCCTTCAAATAATTAATTCTCAACAAAATACTTATAATACAATATTTAATAATACTTATAATAGAAGATATAATGATAGAAATGTATATACACGTGGTTATTCAAGAGAGAATAATGTAAATACTAATCTTTCTAGAAATATTCTACAACAAACATTATTAAGAAATTTAATTTTGAGAAGCGCTTCATTAGCAAATCCAGAAAATAATATAGAAAATAATATTCCAATAGAAGAACAAATTAGAAATTCTACAACAAGAACTACTTTTCAAGAAATAGAAAATCCTATAAATACAACTTGTCCAATTAGTCAAAGTGATTTTTCAAACAATGATATTGTATTACAAATAAATCATTGTGGACATATCTTTTCTGAGCGTCCATTATTACAATGGTTTAATAGAAATCATTGTTGTCCTATGTGTAGATATTCCATAACTTCTGATAATTCTAATCAAACTATTAGTCAAGATAATAATAATCAAACAAATAATGTAACTGATAATCAAACTAATATTACCAGAAATAATAGTGATGTTAATATTAGTAGAAGTACTAGCGATATTAATATCACTAGAAATAATAGTAGTTCTAATAGTAATTTTAATAGAGTTCCGATTATTACAAGAATAAATTCTACTCCTAATCGATTTAATAATTTTAATAATAATACAAATAGTAATACGATTTCTAATGATATGTTAAATCAATTACAAAATATTATTGATACTTTTAATAATGAAATTGAATTAGAAGTTGCTCTTATTACTCCATCACAATAATTTAAAATAAAAAGAAAAATTATAAAATTGATAATTAAAAAAAAAATAATTTTATTTAACAAAACTTATATTAATTATTAATATATGGATACTAATTCATATATTAATTTATCAGATATTCATCAAATTTTTGAGAATCTTGATGAAAGTATAAAAGAATTCTATAATAATTTCTTAAAACTTTTTAATGATACATGTGATATTAATACAACAAATATTTATATTGGAAATTGGAAATTATTAAGCATAAATCAAATAAATACAATATATGAAAAAAATCTTTATAATAAGCAAAATATTGATATTGCTTTTAGTAATTCAGAAAAAATTATTATTGCTTTTTATAATATTGAATATTCTAAAATATTTTTCAGATATAAAGATTCTGATTATCAAAAAAATATTATTATTGATAGAAGATTAAAAAATAAAGGTGTTTATTTCAATAACTTCATTTCTAATATATCCACCGGTTTATGTAATAATAAATATTTCAATATAATTAAACCAATCTTCTAATTATAACATAATTTATACAACAGATAATTAAATCTATTTTTTGATATATTTGTCAAATATAATCGACTTAATTTCTTTACATCGCAATTCTTCATATTTTTTTTGAAACTTTTCTTCATCTGGCCATTTTTCTCTTAATTTATTAATTTCATCCTTCCATGTTCTAAGTGTATATCCTCTTTTATCTTTGAATTCTTTTATTTGTTCTAATACTAAAGCATATAATTGCTGTAATGGTTTCATAATTTGATTTGTAATATAAAAATTGTAGTCTAGTTCTAAACTATTTTCTTGAATATATTTTGGATTTTCAATTTTATCACATTGCAATGCTTTCTTATTTTCATTTTTAATATAAGCAAATGGAATTCTATCACCAGGTCCTGGTTTATTTCCAGGATCGCGCTCACCCATTCTTTTAGCTAACATAAAATGTGCTATTTGTTGTGGATTTTTATATTCACTTCTTAGTGATTTTGTAATAATTAATTTATCAATTGGATTCTTTTCATCAATAACATCCTGTAAACAATTATGTGTAAAATTCAAAGCACTTGGAACACTTTTTTCTTTCATTAAAATATCAATTACACCACCATAAATATCTTTAACTATCGGTGCATTATCTCGTCGCTTTAGAACAATACCCATCTCTTTACGTTTACCTTTCTTTGGATCTAACTCATATAAAATTCCAACATATCGCTTTTTAGATAATAAACAAAATGGTAAAAATGTTTTTTCATATTCTAAATCATGTGGTTTTTT